TTTGCAGGATTTTTCGTTTCTAGTTGTAAAGCATCTCCTTCAGATTTACCACCAACTGCCTTTGATAAAAGTATTGGGGGCGATGCAAAGTTAACAGAGTACTTATTGAGTGTAGACGGACGCATTGTCTCGTCTTTAATCATTGTCGCCATGAACGCACCTACTCCACCTCCAACAGGAGCAATAGGTCTAGCACTTTCTTTGTTTGGGATTGCCATTAGATCTTAAGTTCTTTTTCGGTAATTAACATAAACTCCCAAGAGTTGTCTTTACAAAACTCAGTTGCTGCTTTCCACTTTGCTTGGTTCACAGCGTAAGTAACGACTTCATTTATATAGCGTTTAGTATGTCGTTTTTGTGTCTTTGGTTCAAGAGTCTGTTTAAATGGTTTGACTTCTACCAGATACTTCTTACCCTTCACCTTCACATAAAAATCTGGAAAGTATCTGTGTCTTCTACCATCAACAGGTGAGATGTATGGAATGATAATCTCTTCGCTACCCCATTCAGTTACAGAAGGTGTGACGTCACACCATTTCATAAACTTATACTCCCAAGATGACCTATAAATAACATTATTAGGATCACCCTTGTACTTTCGAGGGAAACTAGGACGATATTTTCCTTGATACCTCATAAATATAATATATGTACTCTTTTATTTAGGTCGAATGGCGACAACTACAACACTTAGATATCCTTTACGACCAACCGTGACAGCAGCAGGTGGTGAAGAGTTCCCTACGGAAGCAGTTGATTATATCAGGATTCAGAGAGCAAGAGTAAATTACGACGACACTAGTGGCGGTTATAAAGGCATGAATATGCCAGGAAGTGAAACGCTTCTTAAAAATAATAAGACTACTGTGTACATTGCGATGCCTAAAAACATCGCAACTGCATACTCAGCATCATATGCCAAAGTCAATATGGGTGTTGCAGGTGTGATGGCAAGCACTATGATTGGTGCTGCAGGTGATGAATCATTTAATACTGCAGCAAAAACCCTCCAAGACGCTGCAGCTGCAGCAACGCCACAAGTAGCAGCATCTGCTATTGCAGATGTAACAGGTGCTCTGAATCAACTTGTCGGTGGAGAAGGAACAGGTCCTAGTGCAAGTGATCTTCTTGCTGTTAGTCAAGGTAGAGTGTTCAACCCATTTGCTGAACAGATCTTTAAAGAAATGAACTTTAGAACTCACTCATTTTCTTTCAAGTTCTTTGCTCGTTCAATGAATGAAGCAAAAGAAATATTCAATATCATTACCTACCTCAAACAAGGTGCAGCACCAAAGATTAAGGGTGTAGATGCTAAAGAGTTTTTAGGTTTGTTTAATACAACAAAAACTGAAGGTGAGGAAACAAAAGGTGCTGATGCTACATCTCTTATTGATGTAGAACAAGCAGGTCAGATTGCTGCTAATAGATTCTATGAGATTCCTGATAAGTATAGACTTACGTTTGTTAGATATGATCCCGACTCAGATACCATCTCTGAGAATGATTCTGCACTACACTTCAAGATACATCCTTCAGTTTGCACTAACATCTCAGTAAACTATACTCCTGATGGGCAGTATTCATCTTTCCAAACACTCGATGGTTCTGCAGTGTCAGTCCCTGCCATTCAACTTGATATGCAGTTTACCGAAACTTCAGTCCTCAATCAGGGCACTATCGCACAAGGTTACTAATGTCTTATTTTTCTTTTTTCCCAAACGTATATGTCGGTGAAGGTATCTCTGATAATGAGAACTATAGATATCGTTTGGTCAAAAATATCTTCAGAAGAGTAAAGGTAAGAGAAGACCTTGATCAATATGTAACTCAGTTTGAAGCATATTCTATTAGAGAAGGTGACACACCTGAGAGTCTAGCAAGAGTTTTCTTAGGTGATGGTCATTTAGACTGGGTTATCTTGATGGTGAACAACATCACAGACTTTTATGAGCAGTGGCCAAAGAAAGAATATGACTTACAAAAGTTTGTTAGGTCAAAATATTCAAACGTAGATGGTATTCATCACTACGAAACTCAAGAAGCATTAGATGGTGATATAGTTGTTACAAAGAAAGGTATTGAAGTTCTAGAAAGTTATAGAACTGTTATGCCTGATGGAACTACTTTAACTACAGAACAATCTAGATTTCCTGTGTCAAACTATGAGTATGAAGTCTTTGAGAATGAGTTGAAAAGACAGATTATGATTCCAACCTCAGGTCTTGCAGACATGATGGTCGATGAGATCGCAGAGCAAGTTGCATACAATCCTCATCCAGAACTCGATAACGTTAATAATAAGAAAACCCCACTGTCTATTGCAGCGAGGTTCATTGATATTGCAGGTTATGTTACTGCTAGTGTGTCTAGAACTGCAGCAGCAACAAGTGCAACTACGTTCGACTATGGTCCTACTGGTTCTGCTGTTACATCAGGAAGCGTCGGAGTTGCAACTTCAAGTACAGCAGCAGCAACAACATCTACTACATCGACCACGACTAGCACAACTAGTAGCACATCTAGCACCAGTTCTTCTTCGTCTTCTTCAAGCAGTAGTTCCAGTTCCTCTAGCAGCAGTGGTAGTAGTTCTTCCTCTGGTTCCTCAGGTTCTTCTGGATCCTCAGGTTCTTCTGGTGGTGGCGGTTACGGTGGCGGTTACTAATAATATATTGCTTTAAAAATAAATTCTTTAGATAGCACAGGATCACCTAGAAGTTCTAGTTGTAACTCGTCAGCATCTACGAAGAGATCGTCTTCCGCTTCTTTTCTACAATGCTGCCAGTAATATGTGCGATCTTCTCTTCGATATAGGTAAGAAGTGTTGTGTGAATCGAGGGTGAACATTGCGATGCACTCTTGTTTGTGTTGCCAACAGGGATCTTCTGCTCGTCTTTCATATTCAGTCATCCAAATAAATGTGCGTTGTAATGTTTACGGACTGGTTTGTAGATTGGTTGAGGTTTTACCTTAACAACCTTGTAGATCTTCAATAGTTTTTCAGTAGTGATCATTCGCCTAACCTATGTATGACTGGTTTCTCATGGAGCAAAACTTTATAGAGTTTTGGTTTTTCTGCTGCTGATACAGGAATAAACTCTTCAGAAGGATCGAATCCCTCATATCGTTTTGCCTGATTGATCACAATAGAACCTTGTTCCCCTGAGACACTTCTATGATAAGTCATTCTAGGGATAATTAGGGCACCAGAATGTACATCTAGATGTACTATATGATACGGATACTTCCACTCAAGATTTACCAATTCAAATGTCCTTTGTCCTGATACAACTCTGTTGTAATCATCTTGAAAAGAATGAATGTAAAATTGCTTTGCCCCTACCATGTCGTTAGGAGGTGATATTGCAGCACCTGTATGCACTACAAGGTCACTGGCATTAGATTCTTCTACAGAAATATCATAGAAGATAACATCCTCAGTCTCACGAAACACTCTGTGTTTCTTATATTGTACGTCACTCATGAAAAAAACCTAAGGGGTCAAAATTTTGGCGGGATTTTTTTGGGGGGTCTGGGGAATTAAAAAGTCATTTTCGGATTACGACTACATCACCTTCGTCATCGTCGTCGTCTTCCTCTTCTGTTGCTTTGAACACTAGCAACTCTTCACCAGTTTGAACGTCTGCCATTTCTGGATGCACGTTTCTAGTTCTCCTTATAGGTTTATCCATCTCTTCAAACACTGCAGTCATACTCTTAAAAGTAAAAGCAAAAGTAGCACCGCAAAGTGCTACAAAGAATACGAGATAGATAAACACCATAAAGTCATTCATCGTTGTAAAAGTTTTTGTATAGGAACTTGTTTAATTAAATCTAACTTATCTATGATGTCGTTCTCAATCCTGTCAACAATGTTAACATCGATGTCCATGAACGGTGGGATGATTCCTAAAATACGAAGGAGTCCATCCAGAAACAATGCTAAGGTTGTGAACCCTAGAATCATAGAGATGACTGTAGCATCTCTATTATGTTTCCGCATGGACTCTTCGTCTATTCGTCGTGCCTCATCCACTGCTTCCTTGATAAGTTTATCAACTTCTTCTTTGGTATAGCAGTGCTCTGGTTTAATTTCAGAGAATCGATGTGGCATTTTAACCTCCGTCTATTTGGCAACCTGCCATTGCTCCCCCGACAATACCAAGGGGAATGGACCAGATGTAAGCATCGTTTTCGGAGATTGCTGCTGCTCCTGCGCCACCTAGTAACGCTCCAATCGCTGTCCCTTCCCGACAATCATTTGTATCAGGTACTGGTTGTACCCTTGGAGTTTCATAGTAGTGGTAGTGTTTACGTCTACATGGAACTTCTACATCATAAGACTCAGAAAAGATCTGACCTCTAGGACTTGGATTACCAAGTGACCGAGGGGGACGATAGATCTCTTCATAGATCGTCTTCGTGCAGATCTCGTCACGATAGACTCGACCATGACGGTGCCCTGCCTCAGCAGGGACCGTTAGCGATGTTGCCATTACAATGGCAGCGAGTGCAGTTTTCATTCTTCTTCAGCAAGTTTAGAGAAGTAAGATAGAGCATCTTCTTCAGTGTCTACAGGAGTAGAAGCGACTGCTTTCTCACGGAAGTTAGACACTTCAGCACCCCAGTTAGTACTTGGAGTAGGAAGAACTTCCTCCTCACTTTCATCAACAG